AAGATATGATTTGTCAAAATTGATACCAAAATCTGTGCCACTACTTTGTGGTGAGACCAGATGGATATTTCAAACAGCATATGAAGTGTTCGGCGAAGTGCCTATGGCAGGCGCTGAAATAAGAAAACAAGGTAATCCTGATACTCCTGTTTTAGGTCTTATAACATTTACATATAATAAAGATACTGATAGGGGAACTTGGATGATGACAATACCTGAAATTTATGAAACTTGCATACTAGCATATGGTATGAATTGGGTATTTACTGATGACCTTAAAAAGATTCTTGCTGAAGGTAATGAGAGTAAGTAGTATGGACCTGGGTGCAATACCCAGCGCCTCCACCAAATCCTAGATAGACCTTTAAGGGGGCGAAATAGGATCGACAGCTATTAGAAATCGTACTGGAGAGGATAGTCCAAAGACTTTAAACTAAAATAAAAGCAAACTTTAATGAGTATGCATTAGCAGCGTAGGCTGTTAGGGGTTTGCCAGTACCTTGCAACAGAAACTGGCACTAGTTTCCCGAATAGGGAGTAAGAGTAGTCTTGCTGGAATTGGTAGACAGGTTAGATTTAAAATCTAATATCGCAAGATGTATGGGTTCAAGTCCCATAGACTATACCATGGGTGAGTGGCAGGTAAGTGCGAGGGGTCTTATCACCCCTCCTCACCCGAAATAACAATTAAATTATGGAGAGAATATTATGTTAGAAGTATTTGAAATTTTATTACCAATAGGTATATTGATTGGTTGTGCTTATGCAATTGGATATATGTCTGGTTGTGAAGAAACAAAAAATATATACAACCCAATAGTTAGAAAAGATGATTTAAAATAATGTCAGACATACATTTTTGTTTTGGCAATGGTAATTCGAGAAAAGAATTAGATGTTGACCAATACAAAAAATATGGTACAGTAATCGGGTGTAATGCGATTTATAGAGATTATACACCCGATATATTAGTGGCATTAGATTCAAGAATGAATCACGAAATATATCGTTCAGGATATGCTCACAAACATACTTGTTATCTAGGATATTGGACACCAGTTCCTATATTTGTTGCTCAAGAAATGTTAAAAACAATGGCAGATAAAACTGATATTGTTTGGAATGATAGTGAGGAAGTTGTTTATCATGGCGCTGATGGAGTGTTTACACTTATGAAAGGTCGTAATTTAGGTATAACTTATATCACAGGCGTTTCAGAAGGAGATAAAGTAGTTAATATCGAACCAGATGTAGATAATTTTGCTTATGCAACAGGTTCTAGGTCAATATATCTTGCTTGTGAATTAGAAGCAAAAGAAGTTTATATTATTGGACACGATTTATACTCAAAAGATAATAAAATAAATAATGTATATGCTGGTACCGATTGTTATGCTAAAAAGGATGCCGATTTAGCAAGACCTGATAATCCAGATGAAACATTTAATTGGATTAAACAACATAAAAATACATTTAATAAATTTAAAGATGTAAAGTTTTATAAAGTTAATCCTGAAGATGAAGCAATTAATGTTGAAGTAGAAGAATGGAAAGATTGTGAAAATTTAGAATATATAACCCTTACAGACCTTGACAACAGGTTTAAAATATAGTATAATAGAACTATGATAATAACACCAAATAAGTTTGCAATTTTAATAGAAGAAAGCGTTAAGAGTAAACGAATAGGATATATGGAAGCAATTATTATGTATTGTGAAGAAAATGGTGTAGACCCTAGTAATACTAAAGGGTTAATCAATAAAACTTTAAAAGAGAAGTTGGCATTTGAGGCACAAAGTCTTAATATGTTGAAAGAAAAAACAGCAAAATTACCAATATAAGGAGAAATAATATGACAGGAGCTGAAATAGCAATAATAATATTTGGAACACTATGGATCATAGGAGTGCTTGAGGGATAGAAGTGAATGGTTTTGAAGTATATAAAATCTATTTGGCAATCAAACTCCACTTCACAAGTAAAGGCCAATCTTATGACTTTCATAAGCACAACGGTAGAACAACTGCAAGATTGGAAACCTTTACTAAAAGAAGGGATCGCTATTTCTTTCATAAGCTTAGTAAATCTTATAACAATAGCACTATTGTTGACTACTTCCTTAGTAATTTTGTTTCTAATACTAATTTATGGGTTGGTGACATCATTGGCAAAACTGGTGACGAACAATACAAACAATGGAGTAAAAAGATAGAGGCATTACATTATTATTATGAACAAGACATTGATTATATACTGGAACGAAAGATAGAATTTGATGATATATTTAATTCAAAAGATGGACAACATCCACCTATTGTGAAAATGTTTTTAGCAAAGAAGATAAATTTTGAAACTGTTTTAATATTAGATGATATATTATCATTTTCAAAGCGACTAAATAAAAGTATAAGTGAAAAGGTATTATGGCCTAAATTGTATGATAGAATGATTAGATACAGACCATTTCTTAAATATAATGTTACAAAATACAAAAAAAGTTTAAAAGATAAACTAAAGGAGATATAATGAGTGAAGAAGAAAAGGGTGTAAAGGTAGAAGTATTAACACTTGGTGAAATCATTGTTAAGTTTGAAATGCCTAAACAATTTATTGATGATATCAATAATGTATTTGATGAAAAAGTTGATACAACGGTAGACTGGAGTACCCAACTTGCAGGTAAAATTAAAAAAGAAAAATTAGTAAATCATTTATTAAGTGACCAGATAAAAGGTACTTTTCAAATGTGCTTTCAAGAATATTTACAAAGGTCAGGCTCAGTATTATCAAAAACACATCAACTAGTTTTAGATAACGCTTGGATAAATGATATGTATGCTAACGAATATAATCCTGCCCACTTTCATGCTAGCAAAAATAGTTTAGTAGGTCTTTCATCTGTTTTATTTTTAAAAACACCTGATACATATGGTGATGAAATAATTAATCCTGATAATCCTTCAAATGGTCATTTAGAATTTATAGGAGGAAGTCAACATTCCTTATCAATGTCCCAAATGAGAATGAGTCCTAAGGTGGGAGATTACTTTGTATTTCCATATACATTGGTTCATGGTGTTTATCCATTTAGTGGAACAGACCAAGTAAGAAGAACATTATCATATAATTGTGATATATTACCTAAAGTAATGGTAAAAGCAAAATAAAGGAGAAAAAATGAATATAGATGAATTAAGAGAACAACTTAAAATAGATGAAGGTGTCAAATATGAAATTTATAATGACCATTTAGGTTATGCAACCTTTGGTATTGGACATTTAATCGTAGAAGGCGATGAAGAACACGGTAGTCCTGTAGGAACAACAGTAAGCGAAGATAGAGTAAATGCTGTATTTGATGAAGATGTGCAGAAATATATTAGTGAATCAAAGAAAGTATTTTCTAACCTTGATGACTTACCAGAAACTGCTCAACAAGTGATAGTGAATATGTGCTTTAATATGGGAGCACCACGATTATCACAATTCAAAAAATTTATTGCAGGCGTAAATGCAGGTGACTGGAAAACTGCTGCAGTAGAAATGATGGATTCCCGATGGGCAAAACAAGTTGGAGATAGGGCAGTTAGATTAAGAAATAGGATATTAACAATATAATGGACGAGGCAGGAAGATTTACGGCAGAACATACTGTAATGGAAGCAGGTATAGAGATAAGAGAACTGAAACACTTACTCAAAGTTGCCGAAGATAAAATAGAAACATTGGAAAATGAGATTGCCGAATTAAAGAAACAACCGAAATTTGATGAACCATTACATAATGTGGCATCCGAAAAGTATAATGATTTCGGAATAACATTTTCGGATAAATCTCAATTAGATACCGATGATGATCCGAATAATACAGAAACATTTTGAAGTGCTTGACAAAGGACCAAAAATTTGTTATAATAAGATATATGCAAAAGAAAAATAATTACTTTCTTTTAATAGTGCAAGGAAGAGTCCTTCCCCAGAGGGGCGAACTTGGTTGCTTAGGGGTTGTACCCAGGCATTACTTGGAAAACAAGGGGTGTCAAACTATCGACAGATAGAAGTAGGCGGAGGCAGTTTATAGGATGGTATCCGGGCTGTTTCTTGTGGGTAAATCCTAGTCCCACCTATTTTAGCATATAAATATAAACATATATTATATACAAAGTGGATAAGATAACATACGATAAACATACGGAGATACAAATATGAATACAAGTATAGCGGCCTTAAAAAGGTCAAAGTCTAATTTAGACACACTAATAGGCGAACTACAAAAAGTTGCCGAACCTCAAAAACAAAGACAATCATATCAAGACGATAGATTCTGGAAACCTGAACTAGATAAATCTGGTAATGGTTATGCAGTATTTCGTTTTCTACCAGCAGTTAAAGATGAAGATTTGCCTTGGGCAAGATTATGGTCTCACGCTTTTCAAGGACCTGGTGGATGGTATATTGAAAATAGCTTAACAACACTTAATAAGAAGGATCCAGTTAGTGAAGCAAACACTTTACTATGGAATTCTGGCGTTGAAGCAGATAAAGAAATTGCAAGAAAAAGAAAAAGAAAACTATCTTATGTTGCAAATGTTCTTATTATCAATGACGCTAAACATCCTGAAAATGAAGGTCAAGTAAAACTATTTAAATTCGGTAAGAAAATCTTTGATAAGATTACTGAAGCGATGAAACCTGAATTTGAAGATGAGAAACCAATCAACCCATTTGATTTTTGGGAAGGTGCAAACTTTAAACTAAAAATCAGAAAAGTTGACGGATTCTGGAACTATGATAAATCAGAATTTGATAGTCCATCAGCAGTAAAAGATAATGATGAGGCAATCGAAGAATTATGGAACAAACAATATCCATTAAAACCTTTCCTTGCACCCGATAACTTTAAATCATATGATGAGCTTAAAGCAAAACTTGATAAAGTTTTAACTGGTGTTAGGAATACTGTGACCGCTGAAGATGTTGCTATCCCACCTGCAACGAACAGTAGTCCAGATGTAGCAGAAACGGTAAGTGCTCCTACTCCTGCAACGAATGATGAGGATAGTGATGAAACACTATCTTATTTCAGTAAGTTGGCAGAAGAGGACGAGTAATCTCTCCACCTGTTTTCTCTATATGGGGGTTAGGATGTTAGGTTCTAACCCCTTTTTATATAAATATTATTATATTAATTTTATAGTATGAAGAAGTTTGAGATATCAAATAATATAAATTAAGAAGATTTAAATATAAAGGAGTAATCAATTATGTGGAAATCAATAACGGATGGAATTAGTAATGTTACAAATGTAGCAGTTTCACTAATCGGACTATCAATTGCATTAGAAGTAGTGTTCGGCTCTGCTGTACCATTTCTTTCATTAGGTGTTATTAATAACATTTCGGCAATTGTTGCAGACTTAGGATCACAAGGTCTTATAGGACTAATTACCCTAGGAATTCTGTGGGCTATCTGGAAAAGATAGTAATAATTTAGATTAAATTTCAAAAGGGGACAATAAAGTCCCCTTTTTTTTGGCATAAATAGGAGTATGGATTTATTTTTTACATTACTCATTGAATTTGGTTTGCCTGTAGCAGCGTCTGCTGTTATGGGACTTTTCATTTACATCATTCTCAAATACATATTAGGATCGGTAATCGGTCAAGTCAAAGGTATGCACGGCATTATTATGGGATTAGATAATAGAATTAAGACAATGAACAATGATATGATAAAGTTAGATTTGCTGATATCTCATGCCTTAAAACTTCGACCAGATGAAGATAGAATTTCTAGGGCAGATGGTAAGGTTGACGCTAGAAAGGATTAATGGACATTGTTGAGATACTAGACAAGTATGGTTTTGCTACATTAGCAGCAGTTGCTATGGGATATTTTATATATTTCATTTACACCTTTATTACAACTGAAATTAAAGTAAAGTTAAGTGAGGCAAATGGTGTACTTATAGGTCTCATTGATAGAATAAGAATGCTTGATAATGACCTCATCAGGTTGAGGTCAAAATTGAATACAGTATTGGAGATACAAGAAAATGAACAAAGGAATGACAAGTCAAAAGAATCAAAGAGAATATTTAAAACACCTAAAAAATAATGGTATCATTATAATTGCTTTTGTAGTGCCAGTTTTTATCATTGTTACAATTTTAGATTACATCCTATTATAAATATAAGTATGAAAACACTACAAAAAGTAGTGTTAGTATCAGTTTTTTATGTGTTATTAGTGGGTTCTAACACTCTTACAGCAAGCGAAATAGTATATGAATTTAGTAGTCCTTCTTTTAGTGGGACTGGATACTCTAGCCATGTTTTGTCTATTGAGCAATTACAACACAATAGAAAAAACGAAGCAAAAGATGACGCTAAATCAGCGGCTGCAGCTGAGACTAGAGCAGAAAATAATACGACAATTGCTAAGTTTATAAAGAATGTAGAAAGTAGAATTTATGCTAACTTATCAAAACAGTTAGTTGATAATATGTTTGGCGAATCCTGTACAGGTACTTGTCCTACATCTGGTACTGCTGAAGTAGAAGGTTCTACAATCTATTGGGTTAAAGATACCTCAACAGAAA